AAATCTGTTCTACACCACCATAGACTGAGTATTGATAAACAGTTCCACCAGTAGCTTGTGCGCCTTCAAAGACTACATCAGCACCCAAAGCCTCCAAAACTTCAGTTGTTGTTGTCTCCCATGATGGGCCACCATTGGCTTTTGTGTATGCACGAAATTCTGCTTCGTACATGACTTGCCCATTTGATTTGATTCTGATTTGCATTATTGTTTCCTTTCATGCCAGCGTTTGCCAGATGCACGTTTTGGTAAATTAAGAAGGCCGTTGATAGATTCCCACTCAGGCTGATACTTTTTCAAGCCATCCCAAGAGAATTTAAATTCTTCCATTGCTTGTGATCGAGTTTTGTTATTAGCAACAGCCCAATCCAAACCTTTAAACACTCTTTCTTTGGATAAATCTTTTTGGCGTTGTCTTGTCTCATCACTAAAAGGCTTAAAGCCATTGGCTTTTCGTGTGGCTACAGCTTTTGCTCTAATCTCTGGTGTAGATGCTTTAGCGCATCTGTTAGCAATAGCTTCAGGGCTTTGCATATTTGTTTTATGCGCTTCCCAAGCAACACTTTTAGACCTTGTTTCAGCTTGACGTTGTTTTGCAATATCAGACATTGTTGTACCACGTCTTGCTTCAGCCCATTTACGCTTTGTTTCATCAGAGTGCTTCTGACCTAGAAATCCACCGACAGAGTTTTTGTGTGCGTTATACAAACGACCTGTATCAAAACATTCTTCTAGAACGAATGATTCAAGTTCCTCAAGTCTCTCAACAACTTCAGGCCAAACAAGTTTAAATTCAAACTCTTGTTCACTTCTTGATGACCATGAGTGTTGCAAACGAGGATTCTTATGGCGACCAGCACGTAAGTCAGACAAGTGCCTACGCTTTCTAGCAGGCCAATCAATGGTACGCCCTATGTAGGACATACCAGTTGAAAGGTTTTTGATCTGATAGATTCCGCTATTCATGTCTAACTGATAGCCAAAAAGATGAACGAACCACCCGAAGCGTTAATCTCAGCAGGTGCGGTAGAACTTATTTCAAAACCAGCAGAATAAGCATCAATATAGTCAGTATTTGTTACCTCTGCTGCTGTAGAGTTTAATAGCAAATATGGATCATTACCAGAGGAAATTCCACGTGCGACATCCCAGACGTACCACGAACCAGTTGAGTCGGTACGCTTAATGAGCACGAACCTCGCCCCTCCTGTGAAGCCGCAGTTAATCTGAAGCGTTGTGGCTGTGCCTGTGTAGCTGCCGACTTTGCTCACGCCGGGGCAGGTTGCAAAGAGGTAGGCTACGTAGGTTGCTGCTGAAGTATTTACATCCCCGTTAGTTTTGACGGTAAAAACAGATGCGGTAGGAGCTGTATCCCAATATTCATTTGCGCCGGGATTGGTAAAGTCAGCTGTGGTGTTTAAAACTCCAACGTAGTCTGGCCCTGTTGCCGCAGAATAAATAGGCCATTTCTTGACCAAGCTCCTGCTTTTCACAATCATTAACTCAGGAGCCACACCCAAGTTATGACTGATTGTTGTGGCACTTCCCGTCCCCGTATAGCAAACCACATCAAAGAAGCTGGGGGCGCGTCTGAAGTTCCAGTTTATGTAATTAACACCTGTATTATTGAAATATGGATTATCAGCAGCGCCTACACGTAAGCCTGTGCTTGAATCAAAGTTCCAATAGTTACTTGCTGAAACATCTACTTCTGCCGAATTTGCATCTGAGTAAATCATTCGACCGCCACCACGCATCCTGTCGCCAACAATCGTTGAAGAAACAGATGTTTTGCTTCTGTCTGCGTCAATCACAAGGTCAACTGGAAAGCCTGCGGTTGTTGTCGTTGCTGTTCCTGTACCTGTACGAGCAATAGGACTAAACACCTTAGTCGCATCAGTAGGCACTTTCATCGGGCCACGGCGGATGGCTATGTAGATGTATGTTCCACCAGATGCGTTAATTGGTGTGTTTGTAGCGGTTAATTGAAAACCAGTTGGTAAGACTGCAAAACCGTCTGAATAGTAAGTTTCTGCACCAGTCGTATTTGGAAACAAGACATAGTCGTCCGCACCCTTGGCCGTCAGTCCTCGCATGGTGTCAAGCAGCGACCAGTTTGAGGTTGTATCAGTTCTCTTTATCAGCAGCCATTGCGGTTCATAACCAAGAGTCACAGTCGGGCCAGATGTAGAACCGTTGCCTGTATAAGACCCACAGCTAATTACATTGTCTGTGCCAGTTAAGCCAAAGCCTCCTGCGTCATGGGCGAAGATGTAAGCGACATACGCAGACGACGCACTAAGGTGCGCCCCCATAACTGAAATAGAACTTGATGAAACTGAAATCCAAGAACTAGCTGTTGATGCCTGTGCCGCAGTTGTATTTAGCCCCAAGTAGTAGTTCGTTCCTGATAGGGAGCGATGCCACACAAACCAGTTTTCAGCGCCTCCTGTTTTCTTAAAGATCACACAACCAGGTGATGACCCCAGAGAATGGCTGAATGTTGCATTGCTGCTTGAGTCAGTTGTAAATGTTTGAACATCAAAGAACTTCGGCTGCTTGCGGAATGTCCATGAGGCGTAAACTCTTCCGTTAAAGTTATTGGCGTTACTGCTGCCAAGGGAGAAGCCATCCGCATTAAAAGCAGTCAAGCTGGTTGCGTCAGTAATCTGGGCATTAGTAGCGGATGACATAAGGTATTTTCCAACACCTCGGTTTGTGTCGTACCACTTATGGTCATCGGCTGCTGTTCTGCTTTTCCCCCAAACCAATCCACCCTCACCAGACAGATCAATCCCGTTGGTGATCGTCTGCGTAGAGCCGTTGCCCGTGTACAGCCAAGTGCTGAATACGTCTTCAATGTAGTTAGGCACAACAGGAACACCACCACCAAAGGCATCGTAAGAAGCCGCACCACTTGTTGCTTGTAATGGCATAGTGTTAAGCCTTAAATTGTGTGTTGCTTGCCAAGACTGTAAAGGTTGCGCTACCAGTCTTGATGATCAAATAACGATAACTATCTATTCCACTAGCATTACCCGCAGTAGGCGCACCACCTAGCCACCTAGTAGTGACACCAGAAGTCGTGCCATCCACTTGAACAGCAGAGTTGTAGTAAGCCGTAGAGCCTTGAGTAACCAAGAAAGCCACAGTCATTGATTGACCAGTAGTCATCAAAGTATTCAATGAAGTACCGCTAGAGCCACGGAAGTTAACTGTCCAGTTAGCACTTGCGTTACTTGTGTAATACAGAACAGACTGAGTGGTAATGTCGTAAGCAATCGTTCCAGTAGCCGCAGTTGCCGAGACTGTAGCCACCTCTGCTGCATCGTTTAGGACAATCGCAGTAGCTGATGATGAGCCTGAGAAAGTCTTAGTAGCCGTGAATGTCTGTGCTGTGTTAAGGCTTGCAACATTGGTTAGCGTATTGTCAGTAAAGGTGATTGTCTTGTTTGTCAGAGTTTCAGTACCTGTCAAAGTAGCAAAGCCACCTGCCGTGAAAGCAGCGTTAGTCCATGTAGAACCTGTCCACACGAACAGATTGCTAGTGGATGTATTCCAGTACAAAGCACCTGTTAACAGTGTGTTACCATCATTGTCAACTGTTGGAGCTGAAGACTTAGGGCCAAGATACCTGTCATCAAAGGAATCATAGGACGCTGCAGCTGAACTTGCTGAGGCACTGGCTGCAGAGGCCGATGAAGAAGCTGCAGAGGCTGAGTTACCAGCATTAGTCTCTGAAGTAGCTGCTGCAGATGCTGATGTAGCTGCTGATGTTGCACTACCAAGGATACTATCAACGTAAGCCTTACGAGTTAAGTCATCGTTAGCTGTTGGAGTAGCTGTACTTGTAACCTTGTTAGCACCCATGACAATAGCACCTGTCATCGTACCACCAGCTAAGGGAAGCTTAGCAGCAATAGAGTTAGTGACAGTGGTGGAGAATGAAGCATCATCATTCAAGGCTGCAGCAAGTTCATTCAAGGTATCCAGTGCTGCTGGAGCACCATCAACAAGATTACTAATAGCTGTATCTACGTAGCCTTTAGTGGCTGCATCACCTGAGTTAGTTGGAGATGTGAGGTTAGTAATAGTGGCTGCTGAGGAAGCATCCATGTTCAAGCCACCGTTAATGGTAACATCATTGAACGTAGAAGTACCTGTGGAGGCTGTTACGTTACCTGTTAAGTTACCAGTTACGTTACCAGTTACATTACCTGTCAAGTTACCAGTTACGTTACCCGTTACAGCACCTGTGATAGCACCTACAAAGCCTGTCGTTGCAGTTACTGTAGTACCTGTGATGGCTGCAGCTGTAGTGCCACCAATGGGTGTATTATTAATTGTACCACCAGTCTGAGCTACTCCAGCTACAGTACCACCTGTAATGGCAGCTGCTGAAGCTTCTTGATTACCTAAAGAGCCTACAATCCTAACAACAGTTGCACTATTGTCTTTAGTGTACAGCTTCTTATCTGTTACGTTAATGGCTAACTCACCCTTAGTTAAGTCTCCAGCTGCAGGTGTAGCAGATGCTGTACTGCTATTCTTTGTAATGATCGTTGTCATTTAAGCTCCGTATGTAGAGTTGTACCATTGTGCCAGCGGTGTAGCAACATCACGAGGCACTGCTGGAAGTAATCTGTTATAGTTTTGTTGAATAGCGTTATAGTAGTCTGCAGTGTTCAGAGGTACACCTTGAGTGGGAATTGATACACCCATTGGAGTTGTCTTAGGAGTTACTGCTCTAGCAATTCCAGCTCCTCCTACAAGTCCTCCAACACCAGAAATAATATTAGCAATTTGACCGGGAGTTAGATTGTCAAGAAAATTAGTTGGAGGTGTAGATGTAGAAGGAATTACTGGAGGAATTACTGGAGGAGTTATTGGTGGTAAGGGGTTTCCAACTAAACCATCAGGGCCTAAAGCAAAAGCAGGGTCAAAGACACCTCCAGCTGTTGTGTAAGCTGTATCCCAAGCAGGAACTCCTGAGGGTACTCCCTCACCAATAAAAGCACCATTACCCGCAGGTAGTCCAAAAGCAGAATTAAATAATCCACCTGCACCTGTAAAAGCTGTATCCCAAGCGGGTATCCCAGAAGCTACACCTTCACCGAAAAAAGTACCCACACCAGATGGAAGACCTGCTGCTGAAAAACCAGCACCCAAACCACCTGCTGCTGCAAACTCTGATGCTGAAAGACCCAATGCAGCAGCTTCAGAAGCTGTTAAACCTAATCCTGCGGCTTCTGCAGCTGTAATTCCCGCTGCACCTGCTGCACTTGGTACACCACCAAATAATCCTTCTAAACCACCTAAGCCATATATAGCACCGCCAATGGCTAAGGCTGGTACTACCCAACTTGGAACATCAGAACTTGATGCACCAGTTGTATAGAAAAGAGGCTTACCAGAGGCATCAAACTCTACTCGGTAGCCTGTGTTACCTTTACCAGCAAATGTTCCACCAAAAGCATTACCAGTTTGACGCTCACTATAGGTATTAGGAACGGGTTGACCAGTTAACTTATTGCCAAAACTTCCATCTGGTAATTGTCCAAATTGGCTAATGTCAGTAATTCCAATACCAGC